TTTCGGCATCATCAGTTAGCGCAGATGTTGTAATTGTTGCAGGTGTTGCGGCCGTAACAGATGATTTTTCTGTATTGTCAATTGTCAGCTTAGTACCAAGTACAGATGTGCCGCCTTGGTTTATGTCAACCGTAAAAATAGAACCCGATGCTTGTGCAGTTGTAAGCGATGCACGTACAGAAGTTAGTGTCATTGCGTGTGGCATTCTGAAAGTTACTTTAGCCGTTCCAGTTGTTAAGGCTGTTGTTTCGTCACTCGCAGCTAATTGTATCTCGACAGCTTGTCTTGTATCGTTTTGAACATGCAATAAGATGTGTCCATCCGTTGCGCTTTTCTTTGCGCAATATCCGATTACAACTATATAATTAGGTGTTGCAGGTTTAACATTTGTAATTGCACCTGGTGTTGTTGTACTTAGATATAAAATATCACCTTCAGTAAAAGCGTTTGTGTTTAATCCGTGTACTAATCCGTTAATCGCCACAAATCCGTTGCTTGTGTCTGCAATGTCTTCGGCAACAATACCAAAAGCTGTCTCGCTATTTGCAACGCTGTCTGCTTGTGCTAAGTTTATACCAACGAATCCGCCTGCAACACCAACTACTTTAACTATGCTGCCTTTAGTTATTGTAGAACCGCTTGTATTACGTGCCCTAACTACTAATTGTTGACCAACCTTATTTTTTAAACCGCCTTTCAGACCTAAATCGAGCGTTCCATCGTTATTATTCCAAGCAAGCTCACCTTCTACAACTGAATGTCCAAGTGTTGTTTCAAAATCTAAATAATCCAAATCAATTATTGATTTATTATTAGCTGAGTTACCTGATCCTAAAACTTGGTCTAAAGTAATAACTGCATTTTGTTGCAATGCCCAAATTGCTGCACCCATTGTATTGTCTGCACAATAATAAGTATCTCCATTATCTAAAGTCCAAAGCGAGCCAATCTGATAGCCTTTTGTAGAATCCTCTGCAGCCGTTGGAGTGTTTAAAAAGTTATACAAAGAATGTCTTATAAAAACACCATTTCCATCCATTACATACAATCGCCCCGCTTCCCACTTTAACTCGTAACCAACGGCGCAAATTTGAGCAATACCTTTTGTGCCTCCAAGACCTGCATCTATAGTTCCCTCTCTTAGTCGGGAAGTATTACTAAAATAAAGTCCATAAGTAGAATCGAACGCAATATCGTTTGAGCCTGATGTATTGCCAACATTTAAAACACTTGCTAAGTCCTGAGAACCTCCGCCGCCTAAATCAAAAAAAAAAGCAGCTAAGGCAGTAAACACAGAAGGCTGGTCAGCACCATAAGGAGAATCTGAACTATCAAGTATATCATCGTATTCAGATACAAAAGCAATTACATCTCCTGTAAGAATATTTTCAAACAAGAACCCACTATCTCCCCATGGTTTAATTGTTGCTTGTCCACTTGGTAGTGCCAGGAATGGAGTTGTAGTTGTTGGTAATCCAAAAGCGATTCCTCCCCCGAGTTGATAAACTTTTAATTGTGCAAATTGCTTATTCATCTTAATAGATTATTGGTAATGTAGAAATATTTTTACTTTTTGGTTTACAACATTGACATTTCCCATCAGGGTCAAAATCAAATGGTACATATAATGCGCTGTTATCACAAAGATATGTAATTACTTCGTTTTGTAAGAACTGAATCTTGTCTTTTAATGTATCTTTAAGGTATCTCATATCGTTACCTGTTGCAGCAGTTGCAAAATTAGCCTGTGTGACCTGCACTCCAGCAGATGTAATCTTAAAATGTGCGAAAGATAACGACTCTTCAAGTACAGCAAAACCGATTAAATCGAATAACTTGCCATTTAAAAACAAATTTTCAAGGTCAACATTACTGAAGGCAGGCACAACAGGACCAAAAGCAAGATTATAATTAATTATTTGGTTTGTTCTATTCGCCTTTAACTGGTCAAAGAAATCATTGCCTATAAGATTACGAACATATCGCCTTTCTGCATTGTCAACGTATGGTGCTAAAAGATTCGGGTCGAACTGAGTATCTGTCGGAGTGATACGAACATAGCCACCTCGAACGACTTCTATTGGGTTTATGAATTGCGCCATCCAAGTAGATTTTTAATTTTAGCTAATAAATTTTGTGTCTTTGTTGAATCCTCTTCTGCATTTACTTCGGCTTCTGCTTCTGTCTGTATCTGTTCTTCCTTTATTGCTGGCTGTAATGTAGGACCATATCCAAGAATCTCTCTACCTTCAGTCTTAGTTAGAAGCATATTCACATCTAATTCTCCTGCAAAACTTACAGGTACTATATTGATAAAGTCTAATTCTACAGACTTAAGGAATTCCATGCCTTCATTCTCAGCGACAGTATCCAGGTATGGCTTAACAATACCTCTTAATAGTGTCTGCTGTATGTCATATATCTTTGTTCTGTAAAGAATTTCGAACTCTGAACGTATCTGTTGATTATTTCCAAGCTGACCTGGTGTGGCTTGTACTAAACTCAAAGGAATTTCAAAGCCTGTAGCTATTCTATCCTTTGCAATGTTTGACAATTCCATAAAATAGCCATTGTATGACTGCTCAAATGGGACCCAGTTAGCTTTCAATTCAGGATTCTCAAGGATTTGGAACAATACTTTAAAGTCATTACCAGTATCAGTCATCTTGTGCATAAATGCTTCCTGATAATCTCTCTGCTGCTCGGGAGTAAGATCTCCAAAAAGCTGCAATAATCCCGATGCTGTTAAGCCATTACGGAATTTAGATACATTGAACTTTGCTATCCTGTATTCTAATTCTACAAAGTGCTTTGCTCCTACCCATCCAGGCACTCCCCACTGATACATAAGTGGAGAATACTGCTTAACTTGAAGCATAGAAGACTTATCATAACCGTATAACTCCGCAAGATTTGCACCTTGACCATATTCTGATTCGAAAAGATTGTCTAAATCATCTGTCCATCTTGGATAAGCAGCGATATCCTTTACCGTAGCAGGTATATCTGTCTGTATCTTCTCATATCCTCTTGCATTTCTGTTGTATGGTAGTATTGCCCAATCAGCTGATAGACCAAAAAAACGAGTCTTTAGGTCTGTAGAACGGAATGGTCTTACAAAGTTAATATTTTGATGTGAGGCAAAAGTAAAACCTTGGATGACATCTAACTGCACAAAAGCATTTCCGATTGCCTGGTAGTCAAATGCAGCCTTTTTACAGATGTCTAAGATAGTATCTCCATCACTATTCTGTCTGCTTAATACTGCCCAAAGTTTTGATTTCTCTTCAGGATTTAAAATCTGTGCAGACTTCTCGCCAAGGACAGACTTTTCTTTACGGATATAGAAACCTTCTCCAATAGTATAATAGGCTACCTTATTACAGATTGCCTTTGCTGTGGGAGAATTATTTATTAAAGCAATAATCTGCTCTAATTCCCCTTCTCTGACAAAAGGAAGATAATCGAACAAACCAAACAATGCCCTTGTAGGGTCAGAGTTTTCGTAATACAAATCTTTTGGTAACACTACCTGGTCAGCAGGGTTACCTATTTGCATACTAAAATAATTTTTAGGCTTGTTCTTTTTGCTCATTGACATCTATTTTAGGTTTTTTTATTTTTTTAGCAGGAATATCTGTAGCAAATTTAGTAAGTTCTTCTAATGTATTATCGAAAAACTTTAAAAGTTGTTGCGGATAGTTACTATCCAGGTATGCTTTTATGTACTTTTTAAGGTCATCTCCTTCTAATGTTCCGAGAGTTTTCCCTTTATATGGCACATTGTAATCTTTACAAAAGTCTTTTACTATAATCATGTTACTAAATTTTAAAAAAGGGCAGCTTTGACACCGCCCTTTCGACACTATTATTCCCAAAAAACCCAAAAATTATGAAAATTATGTTAGGGCAACGATACCAGCAACACCAAGAGTGAAGACAGTAGCAGCACCATCTGTAACTGTATCACAAACGAGTTCTAAAGTAATTTGGCTTGGGTCAGTTAAAGCAGTACCAGTAGTAATCTGTGAACCACCACCCATTCTTGCATTTAAATCATCAAGATATCCCCATACAACAACCTGACCATTGTTTTCTTCGTGGACCACAATTATACCACAACAAGACTGCTGTGAAACGCTGATAAGGAAATTACGAGTATCTTGGTCACGACATTGTCCATTACCTGTAAAAGTCTGAGTAAGAGAGTTGTTACAACCATCTTCAGAAACATTAAACTGCTCTGTGAAAGATTTGCTGTTACGCTTTAGCTGTACTTCGTAGAATACTTTAGTAGCAACCATTGTGATACCTGTTATCTCGTTATTTGCATTTGTACTGTAAGAGGCAACATCATCAATATTGGCTATCCAAAGTCTTCTAACACCACCTGCGCAAGATTTTCCGCAAGATGTAAATAAACCTGATGTAATTGGCATATAATTATTAAGATTATTAGATTTTAAAATAGGGCAGCTGTTATACTGCCCCGATTATTATTATAGTCCTACGCTGAATAATTCAGACCATACATAGTTAGTATTGAATACGAACTTTGCTCTCAAAGTGATTTCATCTGTCTCAGGGTTCTGATAAACTCTAAAGAAAGAAGCACCACCAGTAGCATCAGGTCTTAAGTCAGTACCAATAACCATGTTTGACTTGTGAGTGTAAACAATCTTGTTTTGGTCAATCAAACCGAAGTATTCCTGAGAGATTTCATCCCACTCATAGTGTGCCTTAACCTTGATACCTCTGTAAGAACCGACAATTCCCATAATCTGCTCTTCGAAGATTCTGATAAAACCACTTGTAACAGCATTATCTTCCAGGTAAGTTACTACTTTGTCCCAAAGCAAACCGCTGATGTGAATTACCTTGTCTGAACCAGGCATAGTCTTAAGAGCAGCAGGAGCAGCATTAACTACATCTTGAAGCAATTCATAAGCCTGTTGGTTAGTAAGAGCAGTACCTTGGTTAGAGTTAGTGTAAGCACCGATAGTACCTGCTGTAACTAATTGGTCAAGATACTTGAAAATACCATCAGCCCAGTTCAAGTTGTCATCAGCATCAGCAACATCGCCAAACCAAGCGATACGGTTAACATCTCTACGGATACCTTCGCCTAACTGCTTAGTAAGTAAGTTAAGAAGGATAGAAAGGTCAGGATTGCCCTTTGCAGTTGTGTACAATGGTGCAAGTAGATCGTAATGAGTATTGATAAACTCCTCATAGCACATTTTAGTACCTGCCTCAACGTACTGAGCAATCAATGAACGCTCAGACATTGTAGAAGTACCTTTGTACTTTGGAGAGCAAGCTTGAAGTCTACCAGTTACATTTTTGATTGCAGAAAGTAACCCGATTTTGTATTCGCCAGCATAAAGATTTTTAACGATAGCGAAATCGCCCATCATGTCTTTGTCTACGAACACAGGTTCGAACATGATATCTATAGCATCCTGTGCGTTTAATTTGATATTTAAAGATTCCATTTTTGAAATTTTGTTTTGAGTTAAAAAATTATACAGTCAATGATACTGTTTGGAAACTGCCGTATTCAGGGCCTGCATTGGTTACTCTTGCAGTTACTACATAAGTACCAGCAGAAAGTGAACCATTTACTACGATAGTAACTTCACCATCAGCACCAACTACACCAGTATTTGTTACACCATTTACCTTAGCTTCGATAGTGTAACCTACAAGACCAATAGCACCAGTGATAATAACATCTGTTTCTGTGTTAGGTGAGTCATAGTTAGCAGCAACTTCCAAGTAAGCACCTCTGTTGTCGCTATCAAGAGCATTAAGTGTGTTTACTGTGATACCTGCAACCAAAGAAGCAGAATCAAGATTGATGCTGTAAGAAAGCACTTGCTCTTGAGTTACCAACTTGTAAACGATTTCGATTGATGCATCTGGACCGATACCATTGTAAGCCTTAGAAACATTAGTGATATTCAAAGTTTCAGTACCTGATGCATAAACAGCACCATTACCATTGCCATCTGAATCTGTAATATTGTAACGTACGAACTCGAACTGAGCAAAGTTAGCAGAGTTTAGAGTAAAAGTTGCAGAGTTACCACCAGCAGCGATAACAACATTGAAGGTAGGTGCTTCTGTGCTGTAACCTGGATTAATACCTCTTAAAATAATGCCACCGCTGTTAGCCTTAACAAACGGATTTACGGCTGCTTTTTTAAAATTCTTTTCCATTTTTATAGATAAATTTAATTGTCAGTTAATAAATTATTCTCCGTTTAACTTTGCCTTGATAGATTTCGCAGCATTGTTAAGCATACCTTCGTTTTTGTCTGCAAACTTTCTCAAAGCAGATTCTCTTCTGCTAAGATTCTCGTTTGTTTCAACTTTAGCATTAACTTGAACTTTCTTTTCGCCTTGTTTCATACGAGCAAGTTCTTCTCTCAATGCTTTTATTTCATTAGTTACTGCTTCAGCTTCAGCCTTTTTAACTTTCATGCCTTTTGCTTCGATAGCAGCTACCATTTCTTCTTCAGTCATAACTTTTTCTTCAGTCATAACTTCTTCTTCAGGTGCTTCAAGTTCTACAGTATATCCAGCAGCCTTGAGAGCCTCAATCATTTGTTCTTCAGTCATGTTTTCAATATTTACATTATTTTGAATAATTTCCTCGGGTTTATCCTCTGTAACAGAAGGTTTTGGCGCAAAACCCAAAAACGCCAAGAATTTTTGGAAGAAAGATTTCTCCTCCGCTGTTATGTTATTATCGAGTTCTTGCATAAGTTCTGTTGGAACATTAACACAGTTACGAATTTGATTCTTAATACTCGGAGCATTCTCAGGAGTAATATATGTTTGCGCTGTTTCAATTGCATCAACAAGTCCAGCATCGTATGCTTGCTGTGCTGAAAACCATGTCTCATTATCCATCCAGGTTAAAACTTGTGTTTTGGTCTCTTCTCGAGAGCCATTTATAAGCTTTCCATTGGATTGTATTACATCTACATAGTTTTCTGCGATACGATTAGTCATAGTATCTAATGTATCGGCTAAACTGCGAAGTGTCTTAGATCCGCCCTCCGCAAAGACAGCGGTGTTGTGTATCATATAGAAAGAATTTGCAGTCATTTTTCTTTCACCTGGTGTGCCTGATGCGTGAATCATAGTGGCAATGGATGCACACAATCCACAAACGGTTACAGAAACATTATTTTCAGCAGAATGTCTTCTTAATCTGTCCGCAATGGCAAAGCCTTCGGTAACTTGTCCTCCACCTGAGTTAAGATAAATCTTTACATCTTTTGCATTTTGTAAATCATAGTCAATGTAGCGTAGATTTTCGCCATAAAAAGCGTCAATCTCGCCATTGATAGTCATTTCGGATGCTTCTGCTACAAACTTATACATATTGTTACATCTATTTGCACAATAATAACACAAAAAAAATATTACATTAGTGCAAAAAAATGTAGTTTTATATTTGTATAATAAAAAAGTATTATTAACTTTGTTTCATAATAATTAAATCACGTAAAATTATGCCTATTCCTACACCTAATCCTGGAGAAAACTTTGACAAGTTTATCGAAAGATGTATGTCAGATGAAAATATGGTAACAGAATATGACCAGTCACAGCGTTATGCTATCTGTTCTGTTAAGTTTAGCAACAAAGACAAAGCAACCAATCCAAAAAATGAGGAAACCTTTACAGACTATCCTCAATCTGCGAGCGATAACGCAAAAAGAGCATTGGACTGGAAAGAAAAGAACGGTAACAAAAACGACTGCGGCACTTTGGTGGGGTGGATGAGAGCCAATCAGCTGTCTAAGAAAGAACCCATCAGCCTAACAACCGTAAAGCGCATGGCTGGATTCATAAGACATCAAGAGAATAAAGATGTGCCTTACGAAAAAGGATGTGGTGGACTTATGTGGGATGCATGGGGAGGAGATGAAGGAATTAACTGGGCAATAAGAAAAGTGGAACAAATTTCTAAACAATAATTTTTTAATTTTAAAAACTACTACAGACATGAAAAAATTACTTTTTATCTTAATGCTTTGCTTATCAGCAACATTATCAGCACAAGAAACAGCGAAAACTGGTTTACACTATTGTGTTCAAGTGATGAGTACAGAAAACCCTGAATTGCTTCGACCTGGTCACTTTAGTATGATGTATGAACCTGCAATGGTAGAGGTAGCTGAAGTTAATGGAAAGAAATACTATAGGATTTTATTCATATATGAATCTGTAGAAGAACAAGATGGTGCATTACATAACTGGAAGCACCAGTACAAAAATGCAATCCGAGTGACAAGAAACAAGCAACAAATTTCTAAAATGTACCCTTTGTTTAGCCATGATTAAAGATATAATAGTTTTAGTATTACTGATAGTATTATCCGATGTCTTTTTCTTTATACCAAAAGCATCAGATGTGCAACCACCTACAAAGTTTAATGGAGCAGATACACTAAAGATATTTTTTGTAAATGATTCAATTACAAGTATCTGTCCTTTGAATTATAATGAAGATGATTTAGAGAAATAGGGACAGATTGTCCCCATGTAACCCTGTGGCGCAATGGTAGCGTGTTGATGAGCGACTAATTTATTAGTAGAGGCAAAAGGCAAAGGTTACAGGTTCGAATCCTGTCAGGGTTATTTTTAAACACTTAAAACTTAAATTATGACGGCAGTAGAAATATTTTTTAATGATTTAGTTAATCAAGGATTTATTGAATATAAAGATGATTCTTTAGTTCAAAACATTTTTAATGCAGCCTTATTATTAGAAAAATCTCAACTATTAAATTTTTTCACTTATGCTTACATAGTTGAAAAAAATGAAATTAATTCAGAAAAGGTATTAGAAGCATTTAAAAATTATTATGATAGACAACAATATGAAACAGAATAAAAAGACAGATTATTTAACTAAAGCAAGCGAATTACTATGAAAAACAAAGTTACCCTTTTAGGATTCTATGGTTCTGATGAAGTAATAGCTTGTTCCGCCTGGACATCTACATCAAGAGATTTATCAGAAGAAAAGAGAGAAAGGATTCCAAAACTTATCAATGACTTATGGACCAATGGACATGAGACACCATTCGAGAAAGGTCATGTACACTTTCTTGTTGACTGCGATATCGCTTCTCATATCCATTTGCTTAAACACAGGATTAGCAGCTTGAACGCTGAGTCTGCAAGATACAAAGAACTTAAAGAAGATAAATACTATCTCCCAATAGACTGGGAAAGCAATCACTACATGGGAAAGTATTGGCTTGACAAACTAAAAGATTTCACAATAAAGTCAAATATGCTATACCATGAATGTCTACTGGATTTAACTCCTGTACTTGGAAGGAAAAGAGCAAAGGAATCAGCAAGATTTTTTAAGACATATAATAGTCAGATTCAATCTGATGTGATGTTTAACATCAGAAGCTTTGCAAACTTTCTTAAGTTAAGGAATTCCGACCATGCACAGTTAGAAATTCGTGAGATTGCAAGAGAGATGCTTAGACTTGTAAGCGAAATACCGGGCAAACCATTTGAATACACATTGAAAGCTATCGCAAATGTTTAAGAAATATGTTCTTCTTTTCATCGCAGCAGTAATAATAGAGATAGCAAGTACGTTTTATATCACATCTGTTGCAGATAAAGACACAGTAGCTATGGTTTTTTGGGCAGTCATTGGTCCTTTCCTTGGTCTTCCCTTCCTGGCAGCACAGATAGAAGCAAAAAACAATTTACAAAGAATAAAACTGGCATTCTGTTATGGCTTAGGCTATGGTACAGGTGCTTATTTAGTAAGCTATTTAAATTAACAATTATGACACCTAAAGAAAAAGCAAATCAAATCGTTACAGATTTCAAAAATCTATTACAAAATGAGGATACAGATTGTGGCAATGAGATTCTTTGCACTCTTATTGCTATTAAATGTGCTAAGCTGACAATAAGAAATGTATTGTCAAGCAATCCTCACTCAAATCCTTTCAATACCAACCAACAATCTACTTTCGATTACTGGTTCGAAGTTTACAATATCGTAAATGAGATGCCTTGAAAGAAAAAGAAAAACTTTTTATATAACTTTTTGACAGCATTCTTAAGCAAATGAAAAAACTACTCATCTTGGCAGCTGTATTGCTGCTATCATTCAAACTTGCCACACCAGGCAACCCACCATCAGGCAAACCAAAAAAACAAAAGCCTGAATATGTTAATGCATACATAGATAAATACCTTGAAACTGCACAATGTGAAGCAGATAGATACAACATCCCTGTAAGTATTACTCTTGCTCAAGGTATTATCGAAAGTAATTGTGGCAGGTCGGAACTTTCAAGTAAGCACAATAACCATTTTGGAATGAAATGGAGGAAAGGCAGAAAAGAAAAGTATGCTGTTTACCACGATGATAGTCCAAAGGATAAATTTGTAGTTTATAAATCTGCCTGGTATAGCTACAGGGACCATTCAAAATTATTAACATCTCCACATTACAGACATCTAACAAAACTAAAACGCACAGACTACAAAGGATGGGCGAATGGATTGAAGAAATGTGGGTATGCTACAGCACCTCACTATGCTAAAAGCTTGATTAGAATAATTGAATTTTATAAACTATATAAATACGACAGATGAGTTTCACACCGCAATGCATCAAAAAATTTATTAACGATGCAAAAAAATACAAAGTTCTTACTCCTGAACAGGAAAACAATGCCACTCAAGAACAACTTATAAAACACAATATGTTGTTTGTTGTAAAGATTGCAAAGGAATTTACAAATTCTAACTGTGAATTAAACGACCTGGTATCTGAAGGGATGATTGGTCTTATATTGGCTTCAAAAACACATGACAAAACCAGAGGGTTTAAGTTTATTAGTTATGCCAGCTTTCTAATTAGATCTTATATGTTACTCTTCATTCGAAATAAAAAGAATCTTATAAGAATTCCATCTAATCAGTCATACATGAATAAAAAGATTGGTAAACTTATTGATACACATTCAGAAGAGGAAATAAAGAAAATTCTTGGCATTGATGATTTTTATATTAAATACTATCATTACAATCCAAAAGTGGAAAGCATGGATGCACAATATGATTTAGATTCTGATAGTTATGTAAAACAATATGCTTCCGATTCTAACCCATTGGAGAAATTAGAAAAGCAATATTCTAAAGATGTGGTAAGTAAAATATTAAAATGCCTTTCTAAGACAGAACTGGAAATAATTCGAATGAGATACTTTGAAATGTATCCAATGAACTACAAACAGATTGGAGATAATCTTGGATACTCTCATCAAGGAGTTAAAAATATTTACGATAGAGCAATGCTAAAACTTAAACAACAAATCGCCTCTCTCGACCAGTAATCTCGACCAGTATTCTTTCAGACAAGTTATATTTCGCAGACAGTTCTTTTATTGTCTGCGTTTTTGTTTTTATCCCTAATGAATCATAGAAATCACATACAGCGCAGAACTGCAATACCCTTCTTTCAGATATTATACCACTATCAATCAGCATCTCTGCCAATGTCTCAGGAGTGATGACATCTATCTTCTCTATCTGCTCTGCTAATCTCTTTGCAAAAATACTCTTAATATTCTCCATGAAAGTTTTGTTCAAATGATTCGATACATTCCATTATTCTTCTGTAAACTTTACCTCTACAACTACTACAGGTCTCTTCCATTATTTTATTTGTAGTGCTTAGATATTCATTATAAAGGTCAAATAAATATCTTGTTCTGTCATCGCCTGGAGTAAGACCTAACTTTAAACTTTCCATCCATGGCTTTAACTGAATAAGTTCTTCCCGATGCTCAATTGGTATGTTGTATGTTTTATCTTTCATATCAAATTTATAATTAAAGATGTTAGCAATCCAATGGTAGTAGTTATGCCAATAATCTGCCAGGTCTTTTTCTTCCTGGTCTCTTGGTTAAGCTTCTTATGTATGTCTCTATAGATTAAATCCTGTCTGCTATAACTTTCAATCATCCTGTTCTGTTCTTCTATCTCTTCCTTCATGAGTTCAATCTTCTCATCTTGCTTCTTGCTTAGCCATGATGACATATTTATCGCAGAAAAACAGCTATCTAAAGCTACCTGAGAATCTTTTATGACTATCTTATAATGCTTAAGACTATCAAACCGAGAAGATACCAATTCCAAAAAAGACCTGGTAACTATAAACCCATCTTGATGTGGCTTAATTTGAGAGAATCCTGGCAACCAAAGCACTATCAGAAAGACTATTGTAATTAACCGTAGGTACATTTGTGTTTATTTTGATATTTGTTATCTGCCTTCTAATGTCTTCAATCTTTAAATCTAACTTTTGCTGTAACATCTGAATATCTTTTGTTAGATTGTCTCTTTCTTTGCGCAAATCTATGATATTTTGAACAATACTGTCACGAAATATCTGCTCATTTTTCAATAATTTGTTATGAAAAACGGTAGTGCTGTCATAGATAAACCACAACAGCACACCAGAAATCAAGAAAACTAAAACCAAACCTGTTATCTTCATCGTAATGTTACTTTTTTCTTTATTCTATCTCCTTCCGCAGTATCTCTTCTTAACTCATCTGTAACAAGATATACTTTGCTTTCTGTTACTTGACCACTTATTGCATTTGTTCTGTCGTTGAATGCCGTTAACATCCCGTTACCTACTCCTGCAATGTTAGGACTGCCAATAGTACCACCAGTATAAAAGCCAGGTATCTTTGCAGCACTAAGCACAGGTCTTAACATCTTTGTCTGCTTTGCATTTAAGAATGTCTCTCCGACTCTCGCAGCTACAAGTACATTATCGCCCTTAGATGTCTGTGGAATATTCTGCGCTCCTACTACCTTCCCTCCGCTATCAGGCAATGCTACTGGTGTAACTGCACCTCCTTCGGCTAATGGCTGTGCTGCAATCAATGCCGTTTGTGCTGCTCCGACAATACCTGCAATCGTAGCACCAATAGGTCCCGATGTTGCCAACGCTTTAGTGACAGCCAATGCAGTATTTATGATAGACTGAATAATAGCAATCGCCTTTTCTCTCGCTGCTGCATCTTTGTTAATCTGTTCCTTCTCAGCTTCTAACTTTTTCTGATTTTTTATCTCTTGGTCTATCTGCTGCTGAAGGAATCTTCTTCTTAACCCTGTAGCATTCTCCAGTTCTTCATTCAATTGCTCTTGTCTCTGAGTGCTTCTTGCCAATTGGTCTTCAATATTCTTTTCTGCATTCGCATCAATCGTAGCTAAGACATCACTAATCAATTGTATCCCTTGCAGTGCATATTCTGCAATCTGCTCTAACTGTGCTTGTCTATTTTTCTTGATGTCTTCAGTTGTTTTGTTAACAATGTCAACATACTGCAATTCTGAATTACTAAGGTCTGTGTTTAACTTTTGTCGCTCTTTAGCAATTGTATCGAACTCCTCTTTTCTTATCTCTACTCCTTTTGCAGCCTGGTCCTTTAAGAATGCTTCCTGATCATCCAATGCCATTATTTTATTCTTAATGGTAGCAATCTCATCAAGTATTCTCTGCTCCTCTGCCACTCTGATGATACCTTCTCTTTTCTTAGCATCTTTCTCCTGTGCCAGTTGCTTGTTCAGAGCCTCTTCACTCTTAAGGTTTCTCATTTCGCTTAAGCCATCAATGAATTCAAGTTCAGAAGATATCATCATATCTCTAACCTCTTTCATTTTTTCAAGATTCTCTTTCTGCTTCTCTATATCTTCCTTTCTGTATGTCTCATTTGTCTGTGCAATCTGATTATTTTTGTTTATCTCAATCTGCACTTCTATCTCCGCTTGCTTTTGCTTAACTTCTTCAAGTAACTTGGCATTCTCTTGCTGTGCCTTGATGAGTTCCGCAGATGTCTTACCAAATGTCTCAGC